GCAGAAGCGAAGAAGAGGTAGGTCTATAAACGGGAGATGCCGACAGGGAGACGAATCCTGCCGGCTAAAGTATGAAGATAAAAACTTTTCTTCTCAATTAATATACCATTCACTCCTGAAATGAAGCTTAAATTTATAGCTAATATTGCGAAAAAGAGGAGTAGCCGGTAAGATTGGCGGATCCTACCGGCTGTTATGAAAAAAAGTATTTATATAAAAGGTTGTTTGCCTCTTTACAAGTATTAATATACCGGGGAAATGTGACCGGAATTTGATGGATCTGTGAAGAGAGTGTGAAAGGAGAAAAAGATGGCTGAAATAAAAATGGATCATAAAATTAGCGGATATGAATGCCCTGAGTGCGGAAATGATGATATTGAACTTGGTCAGAGTTTTTGCCAGGACTGCGGCGAACCGATTGAGTGGAAAGAGGAATATGAGTGATGGCAGAACAAAATGAAATGGAGAAGATTGCCACTCCTATGATGGAGCATATATGTGATCACCTGTGCCGGTTCCCATGGGAGATCGAGCGCAAGGAAGATCTGGAAGAGGTATGCGCCGGTTGCCAGATGGATAAGTATACGAATGATATCCTGAATACATATAACCGGGTGAGCAGTTCCGGGGCGGAGATATTACAGGGACAGGCTGAGCATGAGAACCTGGTGGCTGACTGGAAGTGGCATTTAACGGAACGGTTTAGTCGGATAGTTTGAGGAGGTATGAATGAAATCATTATTACATTATCCCGGAAGCAAGAAACGGATCGCCCCATGGATAATTGAGAATATGCCAGAGCATCACAGCTATCTGGATCCTTATTTTGGTGGAGGGGGTATGTTTTTCGAAAAGCCTCCTTCCAAGATTGAGACGGTGAATGATCTTGATGGAGATGTGGTGAATTTCTTCCGGGTGATTCAGAATCCGGAAAGCTGCCAGAAGCTTCAGGAGTGGCTTACATATACACCGTATTCCAGACAGGTGTACGATGAATCCTTTGTAAAGGAGCCACAGTCACCGGTGGAGCAGGCTGGTTACTTTGCAGTAAGATCCATGCAGAGTCATGGTTTTCGCCTAACTGAAAAATGTGGCTGGAAGAAAGATGTGTACGGCAGGGAAGCTGCCTACGCAGTCCGGTACTGGAATCAGCTTCCGGAATCACTGGCAGAAATGGCGATCAGGCTGAAAGGCGTACAGATTGAGAATAAGCCGGCACTGGAGTTGATCAGAGCGTTTGATCACGATAACATCCTGATCTACCTGGATCCGCCTTATGTGTTATCAACACGGACCAGGAAACAGTACTGGTTTGAAATGTCGGATCAGGATCATGAGGAGCTACTGAAGACGGTGATCGACAGCCGAGCTAAGATAATGCTTTCCGGATATGACTGTGAGTTGTATGAAAGGTATTTGAAAGGCTGGAGGAAAATACAGATTCCGGCCAGAGCGCAGAACAGTCTTCCAAGGGTGGAGACGTTGTGGATGAATTTTTAGCCGGTAAATTAGGATTTGATGGAGGTGTGAAATGTTAAGAATATTAATCATACCAGAACACATGCAAAGGGGTGAAAGAGTCCTTGATGCGGTATATAGAAAAGAGACGGAACCCATTGTGACCAGAACAAAAAATATGATACTAACACAAGGCGGAACGGAGTATGTTGTGGTACTTCCAGAAGTACGGTACTTGAAGGGACAAAGAGCAGATCAGATTATTCTTGATTATGCATTCGTGAATTCTCTAAAACATGAAGTTGACTCAATTCTGCACAGTTCATGCGTTCCAGAAGCTTTTCAAATAATGGACGATAGAAATGTTTTGAACTTCGGTTAAACTGAAATTGCCCAAAAGGAGGGATACATTGAGAAAATCATCAAAAGACTGTAGAGCAGACAGAGCCAGCGTAAACAGTCGCATACAAGCCGAGGCGGATGAAGCTATAAAGGCACCACCGGTTATGAGTTTCAGTGCAACAAATCCACCCTACGCATATACGAGCCTGTGTCCGGATCCGAAGCGTAGGACAGGCCCGGCTTTTGCGGAATTACGTAGGAAGAAGGTGTAGCATGAAGCTTTTAGATAAACAGAAAGTCACTGTCCAGGTTTATCCTGGTAGGAAGTTTGGGACCATGATCGGCAGCAATGACGGTTTGATCGGGATCCGGCTCAACAGTGGTGATTACATAGACGTTCCCCAGGAGGGGGTGAGAATTGTATCGGTGGAGGTGGAGAAGGATGGAAAAGACAAGGTTTAGTGTTATCCGGAAGAAGTGTTTGATCTGCGGAAAGACTTATCCTTCTGATTCGAAGCGGACAAGCTGCAGCTGTAAGGATCATGGGAGATTGTTTGCGGTAGGGACATGGCATCAACCAAAAACGGGAGGGAGAGCGGATGGCAACTAAAAAGCTATATACGGTTTATGATAACGGGGATCCGATCGGTGAATATAGTTCTCTGGAAGCGGCAGCACTGTTAAATCTGCCATGTGCTACTATTACCTCTTACGCCAGTTCTGGAGCTAAAGCACTTGGGAGATACACGTTTGAGGTTGCCGGATCAATTACGGACGATCCCCTGGCAATAGAATGGGACAGGGCGAGAAAAGAAATTTTAATGGCAGGAGGTGTGGATCATGAAGAAAGTCATGAGCCCGGCAGAGCAGCTGGCAGGATTCCTCAATTTTGTTGATCAGTGTACCGCGGAATACAGGATTGCCTGTGATACGGTGAGTGAGGAGGACAAGCGCCTGCAGGACCTACTTCATGGTATAGAATTATCTGAAAACCGATCAGAAGCAGATAAGGTACTAACTAAGCTGCGCAGGAGCCGGAAGCAGCGAAGAGAGTATAAGGACGCTGTAAGACGGAATCAGCTGATAGTGGAGTTCTTTAATGATCAGAATAATAAGGCAACGCTTAATAAGATGCGGCAGCTCCTGGGACGACAGCGTAAGGAAGAAGAGTTCCTAAATGGCAAGCGGGTTTACAAGCCCAGGGTGAACAGTTGACAACTGGGAGGTGATTGTTTGAATAAAGAGACAGCGGAGCAATTAGCAAAGACGGCAGCAATGGAAGCCGTGAGGGAATTTGAAAAGTCCCAGAAGAAAAGCCGTAAGGCCAAGGTGTTCCAGAATGCCAAGAAGCTTATGGAAAATTATAACCGGATATGCAAGAGTGTACAGGAAGGTGTTTCCGAGTTGTCGGACGTGGACGACGGGGAAGAGCTGGAGGAATTATCTGCAGAGGACATTTACATAAACAGTATCATAAAAAGCAAGTTACGGAGCATTGTCATGATCGCACATATTGACAAGTGCCTGGGACTTCTGGAAGAAGAGATGATCAGGAAGGAAACACCGTGGAAGTATGATGCTTTTAAGCGATACTATCTGGACGGAATGACTTATGAGAGCATTGCGGAGACCTTAGATAGTTGCGTGGACAGAACTGTGAGAAGATGGGTTTCCGAGCTGACGGTAATTTTGAGCATATATTTATTTGGAGCAGATGCCATTGTGCTGGATTAAGGGACTTGACAAAGAGTGTCCGAAGCGTGTCCTTGTGATATCCTTATAGACGATTTATACTTGTAATATCCAAAGTTGCATAAATTTGGTAATCCCCTGCGGTTGCCGGGTGTAACAGCCCGGTGACTGATTAAAGCCGACGTTCTTATGCTTTCTTCATGGCTTTTCAAATCGGATAGAAAGCGGGGTATAAAAGTCAGTGTGTTGAGCCCAAAATGCAACACTGGGGTGCGGAACATAGCTTAAATAAAGCGCTTATTCTGAGATCCCGGTTTAATTCCGGGTGTTCCGATTCAACAAGTAGGTTCCAGCGTGCATGGGAAGCTGGATTAAATGCGGTCAATCTGGTAAGGGTATCAGAGCGTAAAACAGCCTATGAAGATTCATAATTACTTATTCTCCTAAGAAACACCTGTCTTGGTAAAAGCCTTGATGGGTGTTTTTATGTATAAAAATTAGCCAGATTGGAAGGTGAGGTGATGGCGAGTGGACACGAAAACTTAATTCCTTTAAATCAACGAACAAAGGTTGAACAAAGGAAAATTACATCAAAAGGTGGAAAAGCCTCCGGTGAAGCGAGGCGGAAAAAGGCAGACTTCCGAAAGACATTGAATGCCCTTCTGACTGCTGAAATAGACAATCCGGAATGGTCCCCGTTATTGGAATCTCTGGGACTTGATAACACCTTAGAGTCTGCGGTCAATGCTGCCATGATTAAAGAGGCTCTTATGGGTAATGTGAAAGCCTATGAAGCCATTGCTAAGTACTCCGGACAGTCAGAAAAGACAGATACGGACCAGGAGGAACAGAGCCTGCGAATGGCAGCGTCGAAAGCTAAGATGGGCGTTGATGATGATGGGGAAGCGGAAGACGATGGTTTCTTAGATGCATTAAACGGGTCAGCCAGTACAGATTGGGAGGATTGGGAAGAAAATGAGCAGGAAGATGAGGAAACAGATATTTAAGTTTCAGCCGTTTTCTCGTAAGCAGAGAATGGTTCTGAATTGGTGGACGAAGAATTCACCGGTTAAAGATATGGACGGAATTATTGCAGATGGTGCGATCCGATCAGGGAAGACCGTTTCCATGTCTCTGTCATATGTGTTTTGGGCCATGAGCTCTTTCAATGGACAGAACTTCATCATGGCAGGAAAAACAATCAGTTCTTTCCAGCGTAACGTACTTACCAATTTGAAGATGATGCTGCGTAGTAGAGGATACCATTGTATTCATCATTTGTCCGGTGAGACTCCTAACATGCTGGAAGTAACAAAGGGTAAAGTCACTAACTATTTCCATATTTTCGGTGGAAAGGATGAAGGTTCCCAGGAGCTGGTACAAGGTATTACAGCTGCCGGGGCTTTTTTTGATGAAGTTGCCCTGATGCCGGAATCCTTTGTCAATCAGGCAACCGGACGCTGTTCTATCACTGGCTCAAAGTTCTGGTTTAACTGCAACCCTGCAGGTCCCATGCACTGGTTCAAAACTGGTTGGATCAATAAGTGTATAGGGTATCTTGGCAGGAAGAAGGCCGAAGAGTTAATCGCCGCCGACAAGGAAGTTAAGAACATCTTATATTTGCACTTCACCATGGATGATAACCTTTCCCTGGACGAAGCAATCAAGAAGAGATACCGCAGCTTGTATGCCGGTGTCTTTTTTTTGCGTTATATCGAGGGATTGTGGGCCGTTGCCGAAGGGCTTATCTATACCATGTTTTCCAAGTCGAATAACGTTTATGATGATGAGACGCGTCCCAAGGGATTGGAATATCTCTCCACTCGCACGATTTCCCTGGATTACGGAACTACTAACCCATGTGTATTCCTGGACATTTACGACGATGGAGACACTATCTGGGTAGACCGGGAGTATCGGTGGGATAGTCGGGTAGAGCAGGGAAAGCAAAAGACTAATAGCCAGTACGGTGATGATATGGTTGTCTTTATGGGTGACAATCCGGATCTGCAATGCGAAATCGTGGCGGATCCATCGGCAGCCAGTTTTATCGTAGAATTGAAAGGCCGCGGCTACATCGTGAAGCCTGGGGACAACGAAGTGGAAGACGGAATCCGAGTGGTTGCGGCTCTGTTTCAATCAGGAAAGATCAAGGTACATAAACGCTGTGAGGGTCTGATAACTGAGATACGGTCCTATGTGTGGGACGATAAGGCAGCACAGCACGGGGACGAAAAGCCAGTTAAGCAACTGGATCACGGCCCAGACGCCCTGCGTTATTTCTGCATGACGAAGTTACCAAAATGGAGGAGGAATGTTCAATAATGGCAAAGCCAAAACGAAACCGCCCACAAATACGGGCAGATAATAAGATCCAGGTAAACGATGCCTTTTCGAACCCGATCGCACGGTTGGGCTACGGGACACAGGATCTCCTGCAAGCGACACAGTACCCGCTTACTCGGATGACGCAGAATTACCAGTTGCTTACAAGCCTTTATAGGGATAACTGGATTGTACAGAACATCATATCAACAATACCAGAGGATATGGTCCGTAAGTGGTACACCGTAAAGAGCAACGTGGCACCGGAGCGCATAGATTCCCTGCAACGTCTGGAAAGAAAGACTCACTTAAGAAAATCTATCCTTGAAGGAATGTATTGGGGCAGACTTTATGGGGGAGCAGCTGCGATCATCATAGTAAAGGGACAGGACGATCTGTCAAAGCCTCTGGATTATGACCTGATTCTCCCAGGCACGTTTCTGGGATTGCAGATCCTTGACAGATGGAGCGGTGTCTATCCGGAGATGGGGATTGTTACAGATCCATCTGATCCTGATTTTGGGCTTCCTGCATATTACACTATCCGGGACGAGGAGAGCGGCGCCCTGGTATCAACGGTTCATCATAGCCGGGTGATACGGTTTACAGGCCGTGAGCTTCCCTATAACGAAAGAATAGCAGAGCAGTACTGGGGGGAATCGGAAATTGAAGCCATATATAACGAGGTGGTAAAACGGGACAATGTCTCTTCCA